GTATCATTGTACAAGTCGTTAGATAATATTTGTTGTTGTAAGTCTGTTAAGACTACTGATTTAGTGTGATTTGCCATTGTTACCTCCTTTAATGTATGTTGTTTCGCATTGGCAGATTAGGCTACTAGATGCCCAGAAAATATAGTTGATACATGATGTATGTGTGTTGTTGTACTTCCATTTGGTTGATAAAAAGTTACTTTAGCTGTGTCACTTGCGTCCATATCTGCAAGAACACTCCCTTGAAGAAAATCATATGCTTGGTCATTATCAACGTCATTAATTTGCATTAAAATACTTTTATTTGATGTTACTAATGAAAAATAAATGTAAGTTGTATTAGAGGGAACATTTAATAAATAAAGTCTAACATCAAAATGATACTTTCCTGTTACTGGTGCTGTAAATGTATAATTTGAATTATTGTAGTCTGCGTTATTGTCAAATATTTCTTCATTAAATTGAACAGTATGTTCCGTGTTTATTGCTAAGTCTTCTTGTGCAGAGCCACTCTGTATCCTAGCAAAAAACGCAGGTTGCAATGGCTTAGTAATATGACCATTAGCATCAAAGACCATGTGTGACGTAGTGCCTAATGCAGAGCCTAGACCTATAGTTAAACTGTCTGCACTATCGTCTAGTCCTATATGAAAATCTTGAGCATTGCCATCAAACACAAGCTTGGTATCTTCTGCTCCTGCACTGCCTATAGTTACTGTCTTTGGTAGCACAAGGTCTGCACTAGAGAACTGACTTGACACAATGCTACCTGCAGGTGCTGTCACTGTTTGTATTGCAGAACCTAAGAACACTACATAACATGAGTCTGTACTTGCTACTGCTTCAGAGAATGTAATTGTCGAGCCAGCGGCTGTATAAGACTTACCAGAGCCTTCTTCCTGTTTTACGTTGTTGATGTACACGAGAAGCTCTTTGCCATTTGCTACGGCTCTATCAAGTGTATAGCCTGTACTACCGTCACCTGTTATGGTTTGTGTGGCAAACGCTTGAAACTGCGTTGCTAGATTATTTCCAATGTAGGGCATTATTACTCCTATGTGCTGATTGCATCAACAAAGCTAACGTAGCAATTTAAAGACGCATCAGTATCTGATTTTACAAATAGCTCATCGCCTGTCTGTAAAACTATTTTACTGCCACCATCTATTAACTCTAAACTTGAACCTACAGGAATAGGTGCATTTTTAATTAGGTATACATCTAAGTCACTGCCACCTGCTGCAGCTGTTCTCACAAAACAATCTACGTTTATCTGTGAGGTTGCAACATTTGCCATTCTTATTCCGACTATTGCATCATCAGAATTAGAATCAATAACTGCTCTAGCTGTAGTACCTATGTTAATATCACTGGTGCTGTCTTTTGCTACTGCTCTTTCGAAATCTTGTGCCATTTATCTTTCTCCAATTATAAGGCTATTGCCATAGCTGTGGCAAAGCCCTTACTCGCCTTTGCATCCAACTGTGTTTGTATTGCTGATGTTACACCGTTTACATAACCTATCTCTGTTGAGGTAGTTGTTGCTGCTGATACATCACCGTTGCTGTCAGACACTAATGCCCTAGATGCT